TTAATACTGCTTTTAATTTTTCTTCATTTCTCGCAATTAAAGTGACATTTACACCTTCTTCAGCTAGCGCTATAGCAGTTGCTTTTCCTATTCCCGCTGTGCTTCCGCAAACTAGTGCGTTTTTATTATTTAAGTTTAAGTTCATAATTTCTCCTGCGTTGGCAGGAACCTTTTTAATGGTTAATTATTATTTGTGTTCGAAACTTTTGAGAATACCATCATTTCATTGATTTTTAATGCTAAACTCCTTTCCTGTTGTTACAAAACTAAAAGTGTTTATTGCTTATGTTTTGAGTAGGCAACAGTGTTTCGTTTTTATCATTTTTATTTACAGCGTCTGCCATATAAAATAATCGATTTCAATAGTTTAGTAATACTAACTATAATATGTTTCAATTACAACGAGAGTATGCCAACTGATGTGTATAGTAACTTTATCGTTTTTATTCATGAGATTCCTGCTTATGCAGGAATGGCTTAATACTTTATACACACATTCTTAGCTTCTGTAAAAAAGCGTAAGGCTTCAAAACCACCTTCACGGCCAACACCACTCGCTTTTACGCCACCAAAAGGCGTTCGTAAATCGCGCATCATCCACGTGTTTACCCAAACAATTCCTGCTTGTAATTGATTGCTTAGTTTCATAGTGCGCTTTAAGTTGTTTGTCCATAGGGTTGCCGACAAACCATACTTTACTTTATTGGCCATTTCAAGGACCTCGTCTTCTGTGGTAAATGGCATAATAGTAACTACCGGTCCGAAAATCTCTTCTTGATTCACACGACAGTCATCCGAAGCGACTTCTATCACCGTCGGTTCTAAATAGTAGCCATTTTCGTAGCCTTTTATAGTAACCTTATTACCGCCACAAAGGACTGTACCCTTTTCATTTTTAGCGATATCAATATAGTTCATTACCTTCTCAAGATGTGGTTTAGAAACTAATGCACCTATATCTGTTGCATCTTCCGATGGGTGTCCTACTTTTAATGCTGATACCTTAGCTACAAAATCTTTTTTAAACTGCTCGTAGATAGTTGCTTCTACAAAAATGCGACTTCCACATAAGCAAATCTGTCCTTGATTGGCGACTGATGAGCGCACCGTAGTATTCAACATATCCTCGTAATCGCAATCGGCAAAAATGATATTTGGGTTTTTACCACCTAATTCTAGAGATAATTTTTTAAACATAGGTGCAGCGACACGTGCAATATGCGCTCCTGTTGCCGTCCCTCCAGTAAATGAAATGGCTTTGATTTCCGGGTGCTCTACAATGGCTTGACCTGTAGAGGTTCCTAAGCCGTGAACAATATTTAAAACTCCTTTTGGTAAACCAGCCGCGTTACAAATCTCACCTAATAGGTAAGCCGTCATAGGTGTGACTTCGCTTGGTTTGGCAACAACACAATTACCGGCAGCAATGGCCGGGGCAATTTTCCAAGTAAATAAATACAAAGGTAAGTTCCACGGAGAAATACACCCTACAACTCCAATTGGCTTTCTTAAGGTATAGTTAATCGCAACCCCATCCATATCGTGACTTTCAGATGCATAATGCAAAATAGCCGTTGCAAAAAAACGCATATTACTAGCAGCTCTAGGAATATCAACATGACTTGCCAACTTAATTGGCTTACCGTTATCAATAGATTCAGCTAGCGCTAACTCATCATGACGCTCTTCTATTAATTCTGCAATGCGCATCATTACTTTAAAACGTTCTTCCTTCGTGGTCTTACTCCAAAGTGGAAAAGCTTTTTGAGCAGCTTTATAAGCTTCGGAGACATCTTCTTTTTCAGAATCTGGAATATAGCTATAAACCTTGCCAATTGCTGGGTTATAATTATCTAAATAAGACTTACTAATTGGACTAATTAATATCCCTCCTATATAATTTTGAATTTGGATCATTGTTTTATTATAAAAGTTTAAAGTTATCTTAAAAATTTACAAAAAAAAAGGAAGATTGAATATTCAATCTTCCTTTTAATATCTAGTAACAAGAATTAATTAGTTTCCTTTTATTACCTGTTGTTTCATTCTCCAATCTTTAAAATCAGCAGCTTTAGCTAAAGACTCTATTAATTTTGCTTCAACATTTGCTCTTAACTCACCTATTAACGTTCCTTTTTCAACACTAAAGTCTTGATTTTCTGCTAACTCTGCTTTTGTTTTTCCAGTAACTTCAACAATATAAATACCGTTTTTACCTTGAATAGGTTTAGTCGTTGTTCCTGCTTCTGTTGCGAAAACAGTTCCAATTAATTCTGGTTCAGTTTCACCAGCAACACTTGGAAGACCAGTCATACTTAAATTAATTTCTGCTGGTTGTGCAGTCACCTCTAACACTTTCGCTGCATCATCTACCGAAGTAGCATTTGCAACTTTAGCTAACAAGTATTCAGCTTTTTTCTCTTTTAATTTACCTAAAAGAGCTGATCTGAAACCTTCAACTGTAGCACCTTTCTTAACAAATTCTCTTGCGAGATCTTGCTGTCCGAATGCGTCTCCCATTTCAAGAATTTGATCAATGTCTTTTGCAACATCGTTTCTTGAAACTTCAACGACTGGAGTTTCGTTTTTGACTTCTTCTGTCATTTTTCTTTCCTCTTTGGTTTCGTTGATCGGTGTTTCAACGGTTTCTGCAACTTCCTCATTCCTTAGCACACCGACTGTCGGATCGGCTGGTATGGAAACGATTGACACCTCAATCGGCTTAAAACGGCAACGGTAGGTCACACCCTCGCTGTCTTCTGCTTTGGTCATTCCAAGTATTTGATAACCGATAGAGACATTGCCTCTAATGTTATCGTTAATATCTCGCAGAACTTCGTCTGCAAACTGGTTCTTGGAGAATCTAACATCAGCCACAGTGACTCTGTTTTTTTCATCCAAGTAGAATCTTTCAATAATTCCTATTTGTTGATCATCGTCATGGTTGTAAAGCAACGGAGCTTTGCCACTTGATATGAAAGCCATATCAATATCGTCTGCTCTGTGCGATAGTATTTCTCTTCCGAAAGATCTTTCAACTGGACTTTCAGAACTTGCTATCAAAGTCATCGTTCTTGCTTCCATGTCTATGGATCTTGTCTCGATCTCCATGTTTTGTCTGACTGTTCTGTCAGCATAGTATCTCAAGACTTCCTCTTCAGAGAGTTTCTTTTCCTCTTCGTCATAATGATAAGGCCTGGCCTCATCAACAGATTCAGAAGATTCCACCATTTCTTCTGACATTGGTTCGGATTTACCAAACTCAACAATGTAAGATTTATCGGTTTCTGACACATTTAATATATGTCTCTCCTTTTTCTCATTCTTCGGCATAATAACCTCCTCTTTATGAGACCTTTCTTTGCTTGATTCAGGATGTTCTGCTGGAAGCAAATCCTGGTCAAACTTGTTGTCTGTTGCGTATTTTCCTGATGCCAGGACTCTCAAAAATGCATTGACCCTGGCATAAGCCCACTGCTCTGGTGAGCTGACTCCAGGTCTGACAGATCCTGGATTTGTCTTATAAGCTCCGATCCCTCTTTCAAAACAAGCAATCAACATTCTAAGTGTTGCTCTTTTGGCTGGATTGTCGCCATATTCTTCGTTGTGTTCGTCTACTTTGGTCTGTAGAGCCTCTCTAACCTCGTCTGAGACCTCTCTTTCTTCTTTCCTTTCGTCTTTCTCTTCTAAATATTTAACGGCCTCCAGGACGATATCCTTCATCCTCTGCTCACCCAGGGTACCTATGATGCCCCATTTCATTTGAGCAATGATTCCTGCTATGTTTGATGGTCTTCCTGTTTTGTCATCGCCTTTGAATTGTGCTCCATCTTCAAAATGTCTTGCTCCCCAGGCTTCACGTTCTTTGATCCAGTCCAGGACACCATCTGTTTCTTCACCATCCCTGGCTTTAGTCCAAAGATTAAAGGCTTCATTACCTCTAATATTGCCACCTGCTTTGTATATTTCTGGATTGAATTCTTTGATATTGGCAATGAATTTGTAATCAAACTGAGGATAGTTGGAATTTCTCAAAGAGATCTTCTTGTCTTCACCTTTTGTTGGGAAATCAGTCGCCATCATTGCCTCCCTGGATCTCTGCATCAACTGGGAACTTCTGTCCAAATGGTTCAAAGGCTGTCTTGATGCCTTTTTCTTCTGCCAGTTGTTTTTCTCTTCCTATTTGATCAAATACTTCTTCAAGATCTCTACCATAAGAGTTCTGAACATCTTGCATTGATATTAAGCCGTTCTGTAATGCGTTTATATTTGCCTGGATCTCTTTCTGTGGATCTACATAATGGAAGGCTCTAGGTATAAAGTTTGCAGATTCACAGAATTTGTCGAATCTTTCTTCTGTGTAATCCAGGAATAAGCTGTTGTCTTGGAGCATCAAGTTTCTTAACCAACGATCAAAAACTGGTCTGATGAAGCTTTCAATCATAAATGTTTGTAGAACCTTATAATGGTCTCTCTCGGCCATGGTTCCTTGTCTAATTGATGAATATGAAACCCCTGTCAAATCGTTAGCCAGGGACACATAATCAACGTTTAAACCCGATGCAATGCCTCTGAGAACTTGTTTGTGGAAGCTTTCAAAAGCGGATGTTGGATGTTGTGGATCGAATGCTTTGAAGTCATATCCTTCTGGTAAGGTTTCAAAGGATCCTGGTTCTGCATTCATAACTGGTGTGAAGGTGTCTTCGTATTCTTCACCGACATAATCGTCACCACCTTGCGGAGTTGTAAAGAAACCCATTTTTGAACTTGCGATCTTTGATGCAACTACCTCTGCATTTTCATAAGTGTCCAGGAGGTGCAATCTTTCAATTACCGAACTCATTAATGGATATCCTCTAACTTGAGAAGGTCTGTCTTTCATATAGATATGCAATAGATCTTCAGCAGGTATGATTCTTCTGACTCTGGTTTTTGATTTGAAAGTCACATCTTCATAAGGATGGTTTTTAAAAACATGATAATTCTTTGGCTTACCATTAGCATCAAACTCAATTCCTGCATAAACCAGGTTGTCTTCTCCTGGTATTCCTTCGTTGTAGTTGTGATCTAAGTGGTCGGCTTCCAATACTTTGATTGAAAAACCATAAGGATTATCAGCATTAACCAGCTCAACAAGAACTTCTCCGTCTCGACATAATGATTCAATCACTAATTTCTGAACATCCTGGAAGGTCATATCACCTGCAATAGTGCAATATTCTCTTTTTGCCCAGTTCTTGAATAATCTTTCAAGTTCATTGTTCAAAGGATCCAATCTGCCATCGTTGCCTCTGGCTTTTGATTGATACTTTATGCCCTGGGCCCCAACAACATTAGTGACCATCAGATTCAAATATCTTTTGGCATAATCATTGTTACGGGAGAGGGCTCGACAGCGATTTCTCAAGATTTCAAGATTGGGACGAATGTCTGCATTTGCAGAGTTAGACGTTGAGAAAAGATCACCGAAGAGCCTTCCTGTCTGTGCACCATTAAAACTTCCATAAGATCTTTTGTTCATTCTTTTCTTTTTGAGTCTTTCTCGTCTGAATATTCTGTCAAATATTGTGGCCATTAAAATTTCACCTTAATTGTTCTGCCTGTTGGCTTACCATTCTGCACTCTTGCTTTAGCTATTTCATTGAAATACTCAGCACGATATTTGTCTCTTAATTGTAAGAGCTCTGTGATAGGAGTTAATGAGAGTGAACGTCCTGCAATCGAGTAAGATGCTTCTTTTCTT